TTCTTCTAGCATATTTAGATACGGTTGTTAATCCGCTGTCATATACTTTAGTTACTTCAATTATTTCTTGATTCTTTGGAAACGGATATCTTTGTCCATGTTCAGGGCCGCCATTAAATACACCTTCATATTTACTCATCGTTGTCCTCGTCAAAGGGTAGTTCTGCACCTTCTATTGCGTCAGTGTCTCCGCATTTTAGAAACTCATCTCTAGTTCTTAATTCTGTGAGTAGCGCATGTGCGCCGTCCATTCTAAGATTGATATAGTTTCCATCTTGCATACCGGGTCCATGACGAGACACAATAGGCACTAACTTTCTATTTCCGGCACGAGGACCGTCCTCTGCCGTTTCTTCTGCTGACTTCTCTTTAAATATAGAGAACGATGTACACAACCAAATAAGTCTATCAGAACCGCTTACAGCGTCCGTAGATTCTTTAGTGATACCATCTCTATTTAGCTGCACAAATGCCAGACAAGCAAAGTCATACTTGACTGCTAGATTATGAAGGTTTGTAATTTGAAACCCAAGCGCTTGATACTCTTGAATATTTCCAGATATACCAGAAGACGACATAAGTTTAAGATAATCGTAAACTACAACACAATCGTTTGTTCTACCGTTTTCATCTGTTCCTACCTCTTGAATAACCCATCGTTTGATATGATTTAGAATATTCTCAAACGGTGCGCCAGCGACACTAACATATGTATAGGGTATGTTTTCAATTTCTTGTATGGCATTTTGAACTGCTATAAATTGTTCTTCATCTTCCGCAAATTTACCAGTTGAGATGTCGTTAATGGCAACACCACTAAGGCTTGATAAAATTCTATTGAGGTGATCTTCTTTGCTCATCTCTGTGTCAAGCATAAGGACAGGTACACCCTTTCTTGCCACACTTATTGCAACGTTGTCACCAAAAACAGATTTACCAACCTTTGGTCTAGCAGAAACTAAGTCTACACACTTGCGTCGTAGGCCACCGCCAATAGCAGCATCGTATCTATCAAATCCGCTTGGTATACCAATCTGATCGCATTTATTTTCGATAAGAAAATCAACATATTCTTGTAACCCTTCACCGATCTTTTCTGGTTTATCTCTAGTATCATCCTCTCTTAAAAAGTCTGTTACTGGACTTTCCAGTATAGAAATAATTTCATCTATATCTTCATCGCCATTTAGACTTTCTATATCGTTACCTATTTTAGTTGCTAGACTTTTTATCTTTCTAGCAAACTCAAACTTCTTTACTTGTGCAGCAAAGTGAATTACATTCTCTTTTTTGACGGGAAAATCCATCAAGCTTTTGATATATTGCAGCTCTTGTTTTGTCTGAATTGTTTCAGAAAATCCAAGTTGGTCAGCCGCAGATAATAGCGATGGCAAATCTACCGAGGCTTCTTTTGCAAGAATCTTTTCAATACACTTAAAAATAAGCTGGTTGTTCTGATTACAGAAACTATTATAATCAATTATTTCATTGATTTCAACATACGATTCTAGACCATATGCAAACAAGCCAGCAAGAACTGCTGTCTCTGCACCTTGGTCTCCCAGTAATTTTTTCACTACCTTCTCCCGCAGCGATTGCAGCGATTGTGTTCACCGTAAATCAAACTTGGATTTTCCATGTATGTTTTACCGCAAATGCTACATTCTACTTCAACCTTAGTTGACTTCCCTCTGGTTCTACTGGCTTTCTTTCTGTTGTTAGACCATTCATCTTCTCCTTCGAGTTGAAATTGTCCGTCATCAACCCATTGGTTTTTCTTGGCTCTCACCGGAACTCTCCCTCTTTCTAATTCAGTTTTACTACTAGTTACGCGAAAATCTTCCTCCACAGTTGACTGCGGCTTTGAGGAAACCGCTTCCTCTTTTTGTTTTGTTTCTGATAAACTATTCATAAGTTGGTCAAGCAAAGCTTGCTTCTGCTCAACAGTAAGATTTTTAAGTAGATCTTTATCTATCATTTCCTTTTGCCTTTTTCAAAAAGTATGTCAGCCTTTCTACGTATATTATACTCTCTAGTCTTGATATTTTCAAGTCTTCCTTGAGCAGTTAGTTTCCATTCGTTGATTTTATGTGCTAGGTCATCATTTCTGAGAATTGTTGCGACTTTAGTTTCATGTTTTGCGTATGTATCCCACACACCACTGGACAACAGTTCAGATATAATACTCTGTAACGAGTTTTCACACCAACGAATTACATTCTCGCATTGGGCGCGTTCTGTAGCGACATGATCTACATATTGCAGAAGTTGATATGCATATCCAAAACATTCGTCTTGCGTTAATTTTTCTAGACTATCTAGTGATAAAGTTTCCGCCATAGCAAACTCTGCATTGAATTTGGTTGGCGTTATGTTTTTACCAGAAATATATCTATCAATACCATCTAAAAATTCTTTTAGTCTTTCAGCGGCTGTCAATTTGATTTCTCCAATCTTCTACGCTATCTGAATATTTAAGAACGATTAACTCTATATCATTTAGCTCACACCAGTCTTCCTTTATAAAATCTCTTTTGTTAGATTGCAAGAAGCCCGCCATAGTTTTATGAAAGAATTTACAAAACTCATAATGCTGTCTACCGTGAACTTCTATACCAAGCATTAGACTTGGAATAAAGAAGTCTAGGAATAATGCAGACTTCTTACTTGGACATCTTGATCCCGGCAACTTTACTTCTTCTAAAACTGTATAACCCCTGAACATATCGGTGAGCAATTCTCTTGCCAATATATGATACTTTGATTTAACAGTTTTGTCATTCTTTTTTACGATATATTTCTTTAAATTTATATTGTACTCACGACCATTTAGACCTACGACTTTCATAGCACACTTTTAATCTCATCATATAAGAAACTTTGAATCTCTTCATTTTCTTCAATGAATCTACTTAGGTTTGACATACCTTGAAACTTAAAGAATTTTTCTCTAGCTTCTGGTTCATCTACGACCTCGTTCTTCTTTAGAAGTTGTAGGATTCTTTTATCCTCTGACGCAACTGCGCTTATGATTGTGTACCAAGCACCTGCCTGTTTGATGAATGTAAGTTCGTTTGCTATCTCGCACAACTCTCTTGTCTCATCAATACCAACGCCGTATTTAATATATGATACTGCGGTTGAATTTGGCTTTCCGCCAGCAGCAGAGGTTTTAACTACCCAGTTGGCAACTTGACCTACATCATGACCTGCTTCGTCTGTCTCTTCCCACTTACCTCTATGCGTGATAACCATATTGGTTCCCGCCTGATATTGAAGCATGTTACCTGCGTCAGCCATCTTTGCTGGAGACCATCTAGACCCACCGGTATTTGCGATATTATGGGTAATGAAAATTAGAATTGCTCTGGTTCTAGCAACGTCATTGCTAATACGTTTGAAAAACATAGAGAGAAGTCTCGGTAGCTGCGCTCTAACGCCACCACGAACATCTCCGTCAAGTTCATCTTGCGGAACCATATTAGATACAGAGTCAATGATTGCTACAAAATCTGGTGTATTCTTAACATACGTCTCAATAGCATTAAGAAATGTTTCAGCGGACACTACAGGTTGATTGTCTGTCGCTTGCACAATTTTAATTTTATCTGAATCAAGACCCTTGATGCCTGTAAAGTTTTCTTTTGTCAGTCTACCTTCGGTGTTGAAGTAGAATACGTTTTTACCTGCTGCTTGCGCTTTAGCAGCGAAGTACAAAGAGGTCGTAGTCTTTCCGGTTTTAGGGTCGCCAGTCATAACAACAACGCTACCTTCTCGCAATCCTCCTCCCAGTGCCAAGTCTAGTGCTGGCGATATACCAATAGTATTAAACGTCTGTAGGTCTTGTAATACTTTTGTTCCTTGCTCAACAATATCTCCGTACTTTGCGATGATTTGATTACTTACAATATCATCACTAAACTTAGCCGTCGCTTTCTTTTTTGCCATTCTTTAGTCCTCTTAATTTATTCAATCCAGATTTCTTACCGTAAGATTTCTTTCTGTTCTGTGGATCTTTCTTTATTTCTAGTTCTTGAGTTTTATTTTGCTGCTCTTCAATTAATTTTAATTGCTTTTTTATTTCGGGTATTACCCTTTTGTTCTTTAGAGAGAACACTTTAGATAAGTAGGGAGAGTTGACCGCTCTGATAACAGCCGCCTCTCCATACTTTTTAATTAAAGAGTTAGCAGTAAATAATTGTTGTTTAAACGTCCAGTCCCAAGGTTTTTTATTCCAAAACTTATATGTTAGATTACCTTCGTTCTTATGTTCTGCTAAACGTAAACACATCATCTCTGCTAAATAAGCAGCGCAAGTACAATGATCTCCAGTTGACTGATGTTTGTATTTGCTTTTCTCAGTTCTTTTTCGTTTTGTCATAGAGTATTGCTTCTTCAAAGCAGTTTTCAATTGGGTCTTCATATTTATGCTCAACAATTAACTCTGGAGTTATGTACATTTTTTTATGAACTATACCGTCTTTAATAGTTCCGATTGTTATATAGCTTTTAGTTTTTTGGCCTATCTTGCCCATTGCGGACCTAATAAGATAAATGCCTTGCACATTTTCTAAATCAATATTAACTTCATGTGATCTAAATTGCAATAGTAATTCATCTGGAAATAGCTGTTCGTTATCGCATCTTTTTTTAACGTCCATCCACTCATCAAATGTTTCACAGTTAAACTCATCTCCATTAGATAATTTACACCTGATCCAAATTGCATCAATGTTGTTTCTGTATTTTTCTAAAAACTTTTTCTTATCCATATTACTGCTTTATATTAGTAGTACACTCAGGTCTTTTCCTATCTGGCGATCTGTATCTTAGATCATCTGACATCATAGATGCAGTTTCGGTCATCACAGTCGAACCCTTCTTATTACTAAAAATTTGCTGACTAAGCTGAGTCTCTTCGGCTTGAACTTTAGGTTCACATTTGTCAGCAAATGCTTTTATAACACTCTTTGCTCGATCTAGTTCTACTGATAGCTCGTCAATCCCAAGTTCTAAGTTTTCTTGAATATAAAATTTTTCAATCTTACTTAGTGGTCCTCGCTTACTCATTTATAAATCTCCTGTTAGCTCTAGTAAGGTAAATAGAATTTTTAGTTTGAAGGTAAATTAAATAGAAATCGAATGTTTCTTTACTTACTTGTTTTAATTTTGTTTCAAGATTTTTTCTGCTTGAGTTAATACCTATTGGGTCAAAGATTTGATTGTTATAGGTTTCAATAAAATATAATTTATTACTATTTTTTGTTAGGATTCTTGCGTATACCTTTTCCGTTGGCTTAATTACTTGTTTTCCATTTTTATTAAAATCAGCTTCTTGAGACTCTGTTTTATTATCTAGATAATCTTGCGTTTCTTTTATAAACTTCATTTTCCCTCCATAATATATCGTGTTTTTTGAGCATCATTCATTTTATTTATCTCTTTGGTAGGCTTTGTAGTATGCTCATGATGCCACGGTTTCTCTACTTTGGGTTGAGATTCGCGTTTCATCGCTTCCATTTCGTTGATTTTATTTTTATTCAACCTTGTGTTCTTGTCAGCAACACTTCCTATGGTATTGCTTCCCGCCATGAAACTGTGGAGTCCACCAGTAACTACTCTAAACAACCCTTCCTCGTTACAAAGAGGACAAGTCGTTAGTTCTGGGTCTGTGACCTTTTGGAACACATCACTGACTTCTGCTCCACAGTCTCTACATTCGTAATCGTAAATAGGCATTAGTTCTCCAATGCGTTAAGTATTCTTCCTAATATTCCATTACGTTGAATATCACTATATCCTAATCTACAAACACCAACACCTTCTAGTTCGCCAATCTTGTCTATTATATCTTCAAGTCCACTCTTGTTATTAAGGTCAGTTTGACGAATATCGCCGTTGATGATTACTTTACTTCCTTGCCCCATACGTGTTATAAACATTTTAATTTGTTCCCACGTACAGTTTTGCGCTTCGTCTAATATCATATATGAATTATGAAATGTTGATCCGCGCATAACTTCAAGGGGCGCATACCTAATCTTCCCCTCATTATAATAGTGTCCATAGTACGCTCTTCCAAGGAAAAACTTGAAATTTTCTTGCATTGGTAGAAGATAGGGCGCTATTTTTTCCAGAAGTTCTCCGGGTAGCGACCCTATCTCCTTACCGGTGCATACCAGCGGACGGGTTACAATGATTTGTTCTATGTCTCCGCGATGAAGATGCTCTGCGGCAATACCAGAGGCTATAAATGATTTACCACAACCAGATGGGCCGGTACAAAATACGACATCGTTTTCAATAATCTGACGTATATAATCCTTTTGGTTAGTTGTTTTTGCTTCTACAGCTTTAACTTTTTGTGGTGAATTCTCTACTTCTTTTCTGGTTCTTCTTTTAGACATATGTTGTACCTTATATTAGTGTTAATTACCAGAACTACCGAATCCTCCCTGTCCTCTTTGAGTATCGTCTAAATCTTCCACCTCTACTAATTCAAAACCCTTTACTTTTTGAAATAATATTTGCGCTATCCTGTCACCCTTCTTAACTTGATAGTGGTTGGTTACTCTTGAGTTATAGAGTATTACTCCTACATCACCTCTATAACCAGCGTCAATAACGCCAGCAAATACATCTAGTCCATTCTTATAAGCAAGGCCAGAGCGCGGCCAGATAAGACCAACATACCCGGCGGGAATTGCCATAGAAATGCCAGTCTTGACTAGTTTGTGATTAACCGCTGGAATCTCTACATCTTCTAGGGCATAGAGATCATAGCCCGCATCTGTTTTGTTTGCTCTTGTTGGAATGATCGCTTCGGGATCTAGTTTCTTAACTTTTAATTCAGGGCCGGTATATGGCTTCATACCAGCTGGTAAAGAAGTTATAACTTCTGGATTGATATGACAAGAGTTTTGCCATACTGGAAATGGTGGCACATGAGTTTTTTTATTTTCTTCCATTTTATTCCTTACATATCACACTTGCCGCCAGCACAGGCGACTTGTTGAACAGGGTTTACGTTATTAGTTTCTTCGATAACATTTGTAAAGTCTGCATCTTTATATTCTCTGTTAAGATCGACCCACTCTTTCCAATTATATACATCTTTCATACAATATGTCAACTGTTTTAGGTCTCCTGCGAAGTATTTTTCAGCAAATCTTTCACATCGTTCTTTCCACTCTTTCTTTCCGTTACCTTTAATCTTTTCGCCAAACCCAAGTAGACTGTCACATGCCGCCCAAAGGTTGTCCTCCCATAGAGTAAGTGCAACCTCGATAAGTCCACTCACAAAGATAGAGGCATCGCCGTAGTGTGCGACCTGCTCACTTGGCAGATAGACTGTAGTGAATGGTGCCTGTGGAAAATCTTTATCACCAGAGATAGGAAGCAATGAAATACCACAAAAGTATTTTCTATTCTTATAAATATATTTCTCTACCTCATCCCATTCATCTGGTTTAACGTTAATAGTATTACTTACATTATGATTTAACCAAGGTTGAGTACATAATTCTGGATTTGTACCATTGAGAACCCAACTTTGCTGTGTAGATTTTACATAGTCCAACAACTGTAGTGCGCTCACTTGGTTTTTAGTTTTGCCGCCATCCTTAACTTCTACACAGAACGATACAACGTCATCACTATCATTATTACTCCAAACACTTTCTTCACACGCTCTTGGGTTTTGTGTTCTAAAGTAATTATAAATGGGTTCCATTTTGTTTGCTTGGACTCGGCGGATATATCGTTTCGCATGGTGCGGGTGAATACCACTAGATGTTCCAAGAATACAACTTGATGTTCCTTCTGGTTTAATACATGTGGTTCTTGCTGCTTGGCGAATACCCAGCAGTTCTGCCATTCTAGCGTTTGTTTTCTTTACAATATTAGCGCCGCGCTTCTGTGATGATGGATCAAGACAAACTTCTGCGTTCTCCATCATGCCTGTCATACTAACGCCCAGCAGAGCTTCTCTTGCGATGATTCGTTCCGACGCACCGCCCAGATACTCAAACTCCGAGAAACCCGCCTGTAGTGTACCAATGATTGTAGCAGCACGGCAAGCATCAAAGAAGTCTTGTTCGGTTTTTACTTTTGAGCAGTTAATAGTTGATAGGTTACATGCCTGCCATCCAGATTCACCAGTTTCTTCACATACAGGCCACATGCCAATTTCAACACATGGATTTACCAGAAGTTCTGTGCTATCCGCCCAAACAAATCCCGGCTCGCCAAACTCTTTAACAGAGTTCATTAGTTCTGCAAATTGTTCTTTTGTTGTTTCATCTCGTACAAGTAGCGCAGAATTATTTGATCTTCCTCGCTGGGGATTGTCAATGAACCAAGTTCCTGTTTTAGCCCTTGCCATCTCACTATCGTCAGGACTAAATACGCAAATGGTAGCAGAGCGGCGAACGCCACCAGATATAACAGCATCAGCGGTGTGCATAATAATATCATAAGCTTGGATAGGTTTGAGCTTTTTCTGTCCATCTTTAACTGCTTTATCTAGAATTTTTCTAATGTTTGTTAGAGCATTACGTAGAGGTTCCGGGCCGGGAGCTTTGCCGCCACTTGACTTTAGGTAAGATCCGGCGGGACGAATTTGACTGTAATCAAAATTAACAGTCTTGCCAGAATATTCACCGAATAGTTCATCTTGTAGATATTGGTCGAAGTAGCTCGACACCAAAATGCCTACGGCATCACTCCATCCTTCAATGGTATCTGGAATAACGTATTTTTTACTACCCTCTTTCTTTGGTAGAAGGTCTGGTAGTTTTTCAATATGGTGTTTTTGTACGGAAAATCCAGTACCACAACCACACAGAAGTAGATACATACATTCTTGGAAGAATCTTACACGGTCGCAGTACGACACAATACAATTATACATACGAGCATTGTGCTTGAAGATTGGTGATCCGCCAAACTGTAGCGCGCGCTGTGATCCAAGAACACGCTTCTTCCGCATTTGTTCATATGCCCACTCTATTTCTTCTGCGAGTTCTGGTTTATATGGATATGTTCCGTTTTCACTTTCTTGGTAAATATATTTATCAAGCATCATTTGCTTGACTCTATCTACTGCCTCGTTCCAAGTTTCTCGCCTTTTCTTTTCAGGAATCCAACGCGCATACTTACTAACAAATGTATAATCCATTAAAGACTTCAAAGACATTAAATATTCCTCATGATTGTAAAACTAAATTAATTTATTTTTCTTCTTTTTTCTGAACTATAGACAGCTCAATTCCTTCGCCTATACTGATGACCATTATATCTTTGCCATCTCTTTTTGTAAAGCTCACCTTATCTAAAATCTTTTTGACTTTATCAACATCTTCTTTTTCAATGTCATATTTGTCAAGAAGTACATCTAAAATTTTGTTGATAATCATTGGGTGACACTCCAAGCTACTGCATTTAATATTTCTATCAAGTCGGCTCTTTTATCTTCGTCCATAGGCGCGTCTTGCTTTCCAATAGCATTAACAATAGCGAAGTCTATGTTTTCTCCAAGAGAGTCATATTTTCCCAATAGAGATGTATCAAAATGCAACACCCCGGCGAAAGTGTTTAGGTTTCTAAACTGTCCTGTAGAATCTATTATAGTATCATCTTTGCCAATTACATCAGCTAATTCCAAATAAAATGAAGAAATTAATTTCGCATCTTCTTGCGAGATTTCAATCTCAGTAATTGGTTTTACAAGCTCTTTATTTTCCAAAGATGGTTCAGTGATAGTATACACAGACCCATCGACAATTTCAACGTTATCTTTCACAAATTCAGCGGCTTTTTCACCAAAAAGTCCAACCACAATAACTACTAAAGCTAAGAATATTCTAAGGTTATCACTCATAGCACATCCTTTGATTTTGCAAAAAGAGGAAAGACTTTATGGACTTCTTGTTCGGCCTCAGTTAATCCATGCTTCTTGCATAATTTTTTAAGATTTTCCCAGCACTCTACAACGTCAGTAAGGCTCTCATCGCCCGGAAGAGGCGGCGGCTCTGGCTTTCCGTGAACGTATCTATCTAAGACTTTACTAAATAAAACCGGCCCAATTAAAAACGCCCCAATGCCAAGCATAAACCATTGAAAGAAGCTCAACGCACTAAATAATTCACTCATTCCTATTCTCCAATATTATTTATAATTTCATTAATTTCCTGTTCAGTTAGCGCTGGAACAACATCCAAAAATGCCCCATAGAGTGCAGTCCTATCTTCTCTTCGCGCACGCTTTCGTATCTCTCTCTTTAATAACACCTTAAAAAGAAAAGACGGGTTTTGCAATTCTCCTTTAATGCTTTGTTTATCTTTACAGGCCCACCATAGTTTTATTAGGTTCGTAACGATAGATATTATAATACTAATAGTGATAGGGTCAATACCGTAATTTCCATCTTTTTTCTGGGCGCTCTCTGATATTCTTTCTGCTAAATTTTCTATACTCATTACCTATGTCTCCTAAATAGTCCTCTTGACCTATCTTGATTAGTTTGTACCGCTGGCTTTTCTTCGACTATTATTTCCTGTATCGGTTCTGGCTCGACCACCACTTCAGGCTCAGGCTCTTCCTCAATCGGAATTTTAAATTCTTCTAATATTTGTGGAATGTCTAGTAGCGTATCTGTTGACCATTCTATTTCTGGCATGTCGCCAGCAGATTTACAGGCATCGCATCCGGGACATTCTGTTTTGTGTCCGTCTCCCTGTATTATCCAGCCCGAACCATCGCACCCTTCTTCAACAATCTCATCTGTGATGACGTTATATTCTATTATAGCATCGGCAAGTCTTGTTGCAATATAGGCTCTGTATTCTGGATCGCTTTGCCACTCACTATTTTTTGTTTCTGCACATCCGACAAATAAAACAAGCACAATCAAAGTCGATAGATATTTCATCTTTCTATCCTATAAAAATTTTGTAGTTCCGTAATCTGGTAGTTCTCTCGCTGGAAATCCATCTACATCGCTAAATACCCAAGCTCCCTTTTGAGCCAACATGCCTCTTGCGTCTTTTTCCCTAATCCAAAAGCTACCATCTGGCTGTTCATGGATTTTTGGGCCGCTATTCCATTTACCCCAACTATTCTGTACTAAGAATAATGTTTCTTTAAATCTTTCTTGGGTGTCGTCGCAAGCGATCCAACACATCGCGTGACTCCAGCCTTTCGATCTTGCTGCAATTCCTTTAGCATCTCTTCTACTAGAGAATCCATAACTAGAACAAACAGAAATACCGTAACCATTAGCAAGTGCATCTCGCGCCTCCTGTATAGTAGTTATAAGAGATATGGTTTTAACTTGATGTTTTCTTGCCTCTTTTGTATAAATGTCAAATGGTATTTTATGTTTAGCACCAAGACTTGAATCATATTTAGATAGATCGACAATGCCGTAGTCTTTTCTTAATAAGATGCCACCATTTTCATGAACATATTTTGCAGCAGTAGAACACATCATGCCCTGTTTTTTGTGTCCTCTGCTTTGGTAGATGGCTTCTGTTGCACCTCTGGCAACAAACTGCTCCATATCTCCCTTTACGTCTATCTCTACGCTTCTTGTTATGTCTATAGCGTTTCTAGTGGCGTGAGATACGCAGTCGCCAGTTGTTTGACGTTCTGACGGCCCAAAACTGGGGTCGAACTTTAATAAAGATTTAAACGGGAGAGAGAGTTTCCCTTCTCCATCTCCCCATAATTGGTATGCGGCAGCTCCGAATAGTGGATTTTTAAGCTCGCCAAGCAGTCTTGCGACTTCTTTTTTGTCACACTCTGCGCCTTTAAATCCTTCACGATAAGCGTTTAAAAGCTCGCGTGGCGTTTTAAAATCCATGATACAGTCCTATTCTGCTGCGTTATTTTTCATCCATTTAATTGCAGTATCAAGACCTACTGCGATAATCGGAACTACAAGAGGACCATATGTTCCAAGGTCGATAGTCCCAAGACTTTGCGCAACAACGGTAAGCGCGGCAGCGCCACCAACAAGAGCCGCATTTTTGCCAACACCGATAATGTCAGACCAGTTCAATTTGAATTTAGCTGAACCCATTTCATTCTCCTATTTTTAAATAAACTAAAAAACCGTGATTTTTCTTTTCTCCCCTATATGGGAAACCGTGTAAACATATAGATGTACCGTCCATTGATACAGTTTTTATTTTTATTTCTCTATTACCCTTTGAGCAAGATTCAAACTCATGTAACACATGATGTCTTTCTGGCTCATCTACAATATTAACCCAGTCAAGTCCTTTAAATTCTTTGTAGTCTGTTGCCTCTTTGAATTTTTCATTTGACCAAAGAAAATCTCCTGTGCTACTTATCTCAAAAATTGGCTGCTCAAAGTTGTAAAATATAGCTTTTGATCTATGGTCTACTGTTATTTGCCTGCTTTCTATTCTGTTGATAGCATCTTTTATAGACGATCCACCATTGGTAGTTAGTTCGTGTTTTATTTCTTTAATGCTACACACTAAATAATCATGCCCCTTGACCATTTTAGCCACAGGTTTTATTATTTTTTTCCAAATAAGAGCCGCAAGCCAAACGCAAACTGGTATAATAACAACCTCAATTATCATAATTAATATATCGGTAATGCTCATTTTACACCTTGGCGAAAAAGGGGCTGGCAACTATTGCCGCCAACCCCAGAATAATTATTTATAAAATAATAAATTACTTACCAGTAATTGGCTTGTAGTCGAAGAAGTCGCCGCCAGAACTTACGTCCGTGGTAACGAAGTCAACTTTCATAACCAATTCGCCCGGAATAGCTCTGCTTGGATTTGCAGCGCTGTCTGCTGCTCTATCCGATTCATTGCCATCCGCGATGTCGTGCATGTTCTCGTTCAATGCTACTGGAGCCTGAGCAGCGGTTCCGCCAGCGTTCAACCAGATTAGTCTGGAGAGGTTTGACGAACCGTTTGCCTTGGTTCCGGTCAAGGTGTACTGACCAGCTCTAAACTTGGTCAAAGTCTTAGCACCAAAGGAGTGTTCAAACTGATGAATCGAGCGACGAGTGTTGGAATCCGATCCCGGAATCAACATTTTCGTGCCAGCCACGCCAGAAAGAGTAGTGCTAATTGTACGGATGACATAGTTGCCAGCCGAACTATATGCGAAAGTTCCGCCGCTCAAAGCCTTGGTATTTGCAACAAGACCGTTTGCTGCTTCTACTGGCCCCGGAGTCTTGCCGAAATCAGAAGCGTTGTCTTTGAGTGACGAAGCTCTAGTGATAACATCGCCAGTGGTGATGTTTCCAAGAATTGTTCCGCCCTGAGATTGGGCCGAAAACGATCCACCAGTAGTATTGACTAGGTGGCTATTGCTACTAGGAACTGCCATTATAAGTTCTCCATGTAAAAGTGATGAAATAAACTACAATTTTCCAAATCCGATATAAAGTCCAGTTCCTAGATTGATATACACAATTCAGATTTCAATCTTGTTATTGTTTTTGTAAAATTTAACCGCTTTTGCTACTTTTCTTCTGGCTGTTTCTCGACTATATCCATTTTGTTTTCCAATCTCATTCATCGTCATATTATATACATATTTTTGTTCTAACAGGGACGCATATTCTTTTGGTATGCCATCAAAAACATCTATAAGATTAGAGGATCTAGACACAGTATTTACTTCAATAGTTTCGGTTGCAAATTCTCTGATTCTCTTTTTTAGCTCGTTTTTGAAAGCGAACACTAGATTTTGATATAAGAACGAAGTAAACTTAGTGCCTCTTTTTGGATCGTACTTCTTAGCACATTCCCAAAGAGTATTTAGTTTAATAGAGTCTAGCTGATCTGGGTCAATAGATCTATATCTAGCTCCAACCGCGTTCATTATTCCCACTACATTAGAATCATTCAAAAGCTCGTTCATTTTGCTGTCCATTATCACTCCTCAAAATTATTCCACCAAAGTTATTTTTCTTATCTATTAACGAACTCAGAGCATCAAGGTACTCTGCGTTTACTTCATTTGCTACAACATATTCTATTTTACCCTCTGGATAAACCAATATAGACCAAAACTTATTATCTTTTAACTGACCTTTTAATAGATCCACAGTTTCTTGTATTCCATCGTTTGAAAATATCTCGTTCTCAGTATAAGAACATATCCTCTCATTGATTTGATTTCTCACATCTCTTATATCAAAAAGTTTAGCAACGCCTATAAAAAATGAGTATTTACCCATGATCTTTAGCGCCTCAATCCCGTCGATTTGTGTGTTTAGTACATCTGATATACTTCCTGTTATCGGAAAATTAGTGTGTGCTATCCAGCAATCCCATCTATCAGACGGTTTTAGTATGGAGTCCTCTGGATATGCCCCCATTGGAGTATATATCAGCCTAGACTGAACAGGTATAAAGAAGTCTGGCGAGACCTGCTCTTCACTCATCTCATAAGAAGGCTCCTGCTGCGGAATTTCTTTTTCTTCTTCCGGCGACATTTTAGCGTTCCAGCTTTCCCATAGTATTTTTTTCTTGGAATCCATAACAAAACCCTACATTAATGTGGAAGCGTCTAGTGGAGGTATTACTACGTCGTCTTCTGAAACTCTTTTATTCTGCTCGGCTATCTTTTTTAATGCCGAATAGAAAGAAACCAGCCTTTCCAGTTGATCTATTTGGTCTTCGCTTTCAGACATTTTTTCTAGGTTTCTTAATATCTTATAGCCAATATCTTTGTTTCCAAGATGGACTAAGATAGTAGCCATACAGCTTATGCCCGTATCATCATCCTGCCAGTCACAAGAAAAACCCATTTCGCCATCAGCATAACACTCTATTACTAGGCAAGCTCCATCAACATTATCTGAATGTTGATTTTCCGACCCCGGTAATTGCTCGTTCATAAAATGGCTCCAATTTTATCTGTTTTTCGTGGATTTGTGAAAATGTCAAAAATCTACCGTCTTTTTCAGCGTCAATTACTTCAGGCGTGCAAGTAATATACACACTTTCAGCGGTCATTTCTCCATTATTATTAATTAATCTAAAGTCAAATAACTGCTTTTCAAACCACTTATAGTCTACTTTGAAGTACCTTGAGAAGAGTTGTTTTAATGTCTCTTTCTCATCTTTTGTTGACGCTATTATTGATGGTATTTTATTATCATTAGTAAAAAATATTTTAGTATAATTATCACTGATATAACTTCTTTGCTTATTATACTGTATCGCCACTAGGCTTATCTTAACTTTCATCTTTTTGGCTTGACTCCATAGCTTTTTCTTTTAATTTTTGCACAAAATTAAACTGATTCAAAACGCTTGAATAATTCTGAACATTGTGTATCAGCATGTCTAGAGATCCTGAATCTGATTCATCTAATAGATTATTTATATCTAGTGCCTGACGATCCATGAGTGCCTTGTAGTGGGACTCCAAAGCGTTAATCATTGTCAATCTTTTATCCATTTACAGCCTCCAATAGTTTATCAACAGTATTATTCCAAGAAAACTTACTAGCAGTTTCTACGCCGCTATTGTTTACGCCAAGCAGACCATCCTGCTTTAGCTTGTGTACATCTCTCATATATTCTATCACAACATCTTTCTGGTCGCAAGACAATTCTGCCCAAAATCCTTTTTTACCATCAAAGAATACTCCATCAAAGGCTGTTTCTAAATTTTCTATGTTCACGAGTCGCGAGTTTACGGGAGAACAGAACTCCGTATGTGCTGAATAGTTGGTGGTTATAACATGCTTGCCGCACGCCATCATTTCGAGCAACTCAAGATTCCAGCCCTCTGCCCGCGCGGGAAACACTCCACAATCAACCATATTCATAAGCCTAGCAACATCTTCATGATGCTGCTGTCTAGGAATTAGTCGGACTTTATCACTAAGTCCCGATGTTTTATAAAGTTTTTCCCAGTATTCTCTTTGTTCTTGCTTGAGAAATGGGTTTTCGCACATCATCCACAGTTCTACATTATCGTCCTTTGTAAAGGCTTTATTAAAACATTCTGCTAGAATATCATGACCTTTGCGCTTTTCCCATTTGCCACAATTAAAAAAGATTGTTTTATTAGGATTAGACACTTTATTAGGATAAAATATTTCAGTGTCCACACCAAGCGGTACAACACTAGCCTTAATTCCCGTTTGATTATCAACTATTTCGGATGCCCATTTAGAACAAACCAACAATTCATCACAATGATGAAGGCTTATTTTTTCTCTTTGGTCAAACTCAGTTAGCTCAAAAATAGGAAATCCAAAATGCTTTCCTTTGCCGACCCTTTGAAATAGGTCGTGCTGATGCCATATTTTAACATGCGGCCTGCTTAACCGAAGATTAGTAATATTATTCATAGACCGAGCAACGAAATCTTCAACAGGTTCGGGCTGACCTATAGGATACAGCGCAACAGAATCATCTCTATTGTAGAGTTCTTTCAAAATATTGTAGCCAGCCACCCCATAGCCCAAGCTATTTATTGGTGTTTGCAAATTAATCATTTTGACCAAGTATCCTTTTTCTTATTATTGTTGAGCTTATGTTTTTAGTGTAGGGTAAGTATACCAGAAGTATCCCCTTTTCGTCAAGCCAATCTTGACTAAAATTCATTTGTTTATAGTAATCTTTATGTCTCCAGTCATCCCCAATGGCGATTATGTCTGGCTTAACTAATTCTATCGCTGGTTTACTATCTTCTCCACCCGTGTTTGCTATTATATTTATAGAAGGATCAAACCCATTGATACTCATACATCTTTCACTAAAGTTCATTATAGGATAATCTTTTTTGTATTGATATATAAATTCATCTTCGTTTAAAGAAACAACAATATTATCGCAAAGCTTTTTACAGTTTCTTAAAAAAGACATATGACCATAGTGAAAAAGGTCAAATGTCCCTCCTGTATATAGTTTCATAGCCTCTCCTTATTTTTCAAACATAGAAAAATATCTTTTTACATGCTCTTTACTCATAAGCAAGTGATGTAAAACACAGTCCTGTTTTGCCATTAGGTATAAATAATGAGACTTTTCCACGTTATCTATCAGCAATTCTGGAAACACGCTTCTGTTGCTATTACCATTCACATGGTAATGAGAAGAACACATTTTTACACTATTGTTACATGTTCCTATTATGTTGTAATTTTTATAGTTTGCATTCGTAGATAAAAATAATTCTATCAAATGCTCGTCATGAACCCACGCAGTGTTACAGGTATTTTCCAAAGCCTGACCATGTTTAGTAATTTCAACTAGATTATTAATCCCAGTAGATGAAGTCATGTCTAGATTATTATCAGAAAGAAAATCTAAAAAATTTAAGCAGAACTGTCTACTAAAACAAGAATACCCTGTATCGCACCTACATATGGTTTCTGGATATTCAGATTTAAAAAGTTTATGAATTTCTAATTTCATAGACGGATATGGTCTTAACTGACCAGTATTTTTTTGTTTAATTAAATCTTCCGAACTTATATTGAAACAATTTATATATTGATTTTCTTCAGATATATAGTCAGAAATGTTTTTACTCATATCTAAGATAAGAGTGTCCATGTCTACAAAGAAACAATAGTCAGCGCCAGACTCAACGGCAGAATAAAACCTAACAGCTTTTCTTAAAAGTGGACATAGATAATTATTAGATTTAGATATTAAGTTTTTTATCCTGAAATCATTTTCATTCATCACATTTAATTTTATATTGTGCATAGAGCAATATTTGTACATGCCAGACAAAGATTTACTATGCCAATTTTCAAACCCGCTAAAACCATAGGTGTTTGTAATAAAAAACTGATTGTTCATATGTAGTTGAATTTTTCCATTTCGTTTTGATAAATATAAATAATTTGTTTAATAGTTTCTTTTTTAATTGACAAATCCATACCATCGCTACTATTGATTTTTTTAGATAGATCTGGTAACGGTTTTTCAAGCTTGTCAAATAATATTTTACAGGACTGTTCAAAATTTTCATATTTAAGATAAGTCGTATGACAGTTGTTATCTGTATAATTTTCAAATATTGTACTTCCACGACGCTTTTTTTCTAGATTCGACATTATCCATTTGTCAGAATTTGGATTTTCTTTATAAAAATCTAGACACTTGGTTTTCCATCCTTCTGGATAAACAGAGTTTATATGATCTATCCCAAGATTTGACACTCTTTTCATAAGACCCCAATCGCTTTTATGGCATTCAATATGATTTCTAACAAATAATATAAATTCATATCCTTTAGCTCCTAATTTTATAGCATCCGACGCTCTGCCATGTTTTAAATTAATGTTATCAACAAAAAGATCATCATACTTAGATAGTTCTCTGTGTAAAAATGTAGATCCGGTTTGAGGCACTCCAAGGTAAGCGATTTTATTTTTATGACATATTATCATTTAAGGCTCCTTCTAATTTTGCAAGTAGGTTAGTTGCGAAATAGGTTCCACTTATCCATTCTTTATTCATACTCTTCAAATATAGGTGTGCCTGATATATGAGATCGTCATTCTTCAAAAGATCGTGAGCGTGTTCTATATTATCATAATATAAAGGATAGTCAACACCAAGATATTCTACAACGGGATCAATTTTATTGATTAATATTGGCGTATTTCTAGCCATAGGCTCTATAACGGCATTATTGGCCGAGCTATCAAATAAATCTAAGAAAACTATAGAATTGGATAGCAGCTCATCATAATCTTTGTTTGGAATATGATTTAATGTTTGCACGCTAGACCATCTATATTTATTTTCGTAAAAGCCTCGGTCATGCTTTTCTTGAATTGACAACATCTGCATCGCATAGTCATACGCTCCGGGAAGCCAGACTTTAGAATATTTATTAGAGTGCTTTAAACTTAAAAACGACTCCATGTTCCTCAACCAATATCCTATTTGTACTATCTTTCTATCTTTTGAAAAGAAGTTTTCTGGTTTCCATTTGTTTCTCGGTATCTCGGTTGGGTGCTTTACCGCAATAACCGGAACTTCAATTTTCTTTACGAGCCAGTGTCTCAAATATTCTGATAAGACAACAATAGCCTTACAGTTATTTAGCGATTGCCTAAATAGCGGCTTATCGAGCAGCGCGTGCGGAGAGTTGTAGTCATCAAACCATGAAGGCGTATTTGGAGGATTGTGTAGAACCCCGACCCAAGGTCTTTTGTATGGCAGAACGCTAGAGCCTCCTTTATATTCAGACAATACATTCCAGCAAAAAGTTTTTTCTAAGAAAGAATCAAACAAAATGCCAGACCTTGAGTGGTATGGTTGTAGCTTAGACATACAATAAGACCAGCCAGAGCGATGATTACTAAAGGAGGTTACATCAGAAAGGTCAAGTCTAATCATATCAATTTTTTGCCCATCATTCCTTCAAATATTCCAATACTGTATTTACATTTTAACAAAGCTAGGAACTCTACATACTCAGAAGAAACACTTTCTTCAAAAAGCCATCTTGGTTGATTGTAGTCTAATAACTCTGGGGATTCAACAAATCTTTTCCAAACCTCTTTTAACTTGGAACTATCATCCATCATAGACATGGAAGCGCCTTCCTGATACCCCATATTATAGTAATACTCAGAAACAACGTCTGGAGAGAAGTCAGAGTCGCAAAATCTTTTTACTTTGGTTAAGTTTGAACAATGATATATCTTATACTTCTTTGCAATACCAAGACAAAATGACGCGCTCTCTACAGAAAATCCCCTTGGAGTGTTTGAGCAATAGTATCCCGTCCTATTATAAGCAGGGCCAGATATAACACTCCCCACTAGGCTGCCATAGTTATGAGGCTCTTTTGTTATATCGCAAACAACACTGTCACCAAAATTAATATCATATTTATGATAAGATTCTTGAATATACCTAGTGCTTACATCTTTATTTCCATTGGTTGTATATTTTGGGCCAAATAATATGCCCGCATCTCTATACAAATTATTAAGAGTTATAGCATTAAATATGAAATCGCTTGGAATATAAGTCGAATTATCAAATATTAAAACTAAACTCGACTCCACCCTATTGGGCATTGTGTCAGCACTACAAGTAATAAAATCATAAGATACACCAAGGTCGTCTAATGATTTTTTCACATGGAGAGAATTAAAAAACTGAGTACCATCATATACAATAGAATCCGGCCCACCGTTTGACGGCAGGTGGAATACAGTTAAATCCTTCATTTTATCCCTGCAAAATTAAAACAAATTTAAGTCTTTTATAAAATATCCTAAAGCACTAGATACGGCTGAAACAAATATTAGACCATACCAATAACTACAACAGTCTGAATACAAAGAGTATTTTGGTATATCTTCTCTATTTCTTTTAGTTCTTTCAAGCCCCTTCATAACTTCGGAGTTAGTAAATAGTAGCTCATCAATAGAGCCATCGTTGCACTCAATTATCACTAGATTATAGTGATCGTTTGCCGCCCCGTGCTTATCTTTATTCTCTACCCTATAAATTTTACCAGCTTTTGCACCCCGTATCATTGTATATCTCCTACCATTTTTTGCAAGACCAGTATCTAGCTTTCCACTTCGGGCCGGGAGCCGTGTCGCACTTATGTCGCGCTCTAAAGCTCTTTCGTCGCGCTGGATCGTCTTTCTTGATTTCCATGTTTGGATCTCCAAAGCGCACGATAACAACCTTACCGCTTCCATTTTTGGTGTAAACTGCGAACTTTTTTGGCCCATCTGGAGTTCGGAATGGTTTATTTAAGCTCACCTTGCGGCCCTGATATTCTGCGGATTGAGCCTTTTTCCAAGCCTCTGGATCTGGTCGGTCTTTATCTCCACGTTTTGCTGGCTTATAATCCTTGCCTTCTCTCTCTTTCTTTCTGCGAATATTCTCCCACAATCCGGGTCGTTCGG